AAAATGATATTCTGAATATGTTCTTCGGTACAGGCGGTAGGGATTACACGTTGAATGATGTCGGCGAACTGACAGGCTATTCGAGAGAACGTGTACGACAGATAAAGAACAAGGCGCTAAGACGTTTGAAGAAGAAACTTCCACGGGATGAATTCCCTCTGGATTAACGGAATTTAAGGGCCCTCGGGAAAACCGAGGGTTTTTATTTTATAAATATAATAACATTATGAACGACGAATTAGTATCTTTTATACAGTCTAAACTTGGCGATCGCATGTTCAGCGAACTTGAAGTAGATCCGGAACATTACAATACGTTACCGGCCTACGAATACTATAATGAGATTATCCGGAACTGCGAATGGTATAGACCAGACATCGTTAAGGAATTCAACGATAAGAAGCAGCGCGACAGTGTTGCTCCGGCTTCTTATATAGAGAAGAGGAAAAAGGATTATGCCGAAGACTTAGATACTGCATTCAGCATCACATACGATGCATTGTTTAATCCTGAGCGTTACAGCAGGGTGAAGATCTTCTCCACTCCGAATACTCGTGCATGCAAGACTGTGTTCCTTAATCAGGTTAAGGATCGCGGCGCTGACGCATTTCTTGAATATATAAAAGAAAACCCCAAGGATTACTGCGGTAACAGCAGGATTAACTGTGTACAGATGCAGAATTTTATCAAGCGTATGGCAAGACTGTACATAACAAAATATATGGAATTACATAAAATGCACTTTTAAGAGGTTGACAAAGATGGGACTATTTGCTACATTATTAACTGAAGCTACGAAAGAGAAAGACACTCCGATTGAACCGATTGCCTTTGCGAAGAGTTTCATGGATCTCTACGATAAGACTAACGATAAAACATATGTCTACGTAGATACCCAAAAATTCAGAAACAAGTTCGGCACATTTGTTGGTCCCTTGTTTATCTCTGGTACTTCAGGCTTGCGAATGAACTTTAAGGACAATAAGCCCGTATCGTTCAGCAAGTGGGAAACATTCGGATTCGGTAAGACACCAGATAAAGAACTGGTAATTACGAACCGGGTAAAACGAGAACGTAAAACAATCAGTGGAATATTAAAGTTTATGAACGATTTTGATGATGCACCGGTTAATGCACGTGTTCCTGAGGAACAACGTACGGCAGTTATGATGCCGGACGAAACGATGGAATATGATATGATCGAAGTTATCAAGAAGTTGGTTTATAACTGGGGTTATAAATCCGTTGATACTGTTATCGATTTTATCACCGGCCAGCTCACTGATCCGAATATCGAATTCATTACTGCGTCTTTCGAATCTATCTTTAAGAAGATGAAGGCTGACAAGCTTCCTGGTGTTGCTGCTAAGGAAACCCGCTCTGCACTTGAAGACAAATTCCCGGATGAATGTGAAGAAGTCGAAGGCGTCACTCCTGACACTGTTGAAATCCCGGGCTCTGAAGAAACTATTGCACCGGATCCTTCTGCAGTTAAGAATGACGACCAGCTCGCCCAGACTCTTATTGCCGATCCGTTCCCGGTGTTCGAAACACTTAATTCTTATGTCGTCGCTGTTGCACGTGGCATTCACCAGGCTTTATTGATTACTGGCCAGGGCGGTGTTGGTAAGTCTTACAACGTTACCCGAATTCTTTCTGCCTACGGTACCAAGAACAAGGATTATGTTGTTATGAAGGGTAAGTCCAGCATTTCTGCAATGTACAAGTTCCTCTACGACAACTACGACAAGATTGTTGTGTTCGATGACTGTGACTCTGTGTTCGACAGTGCTGACGGTTTGAACATCCTCAAGGGCGCTCTCGATTCCGGTAAGGTTCGTGAAATCAGCTGGAATACCAAGGGCGCTGACATGGTTGATACCTTCGGTTGCGAATCTCATGAGGAAATCGAAGAACGTCTTGCTGCATGGTCTGCTCAGCATAAAGGAAAAGTTGGAACTCCGAACTACTTCCAGTTCAGAGGCGCATGTATCTTCATCTCCAACCTTACTCCGGAAGAGATTGCTTCTAAGGATGCAGCCATGATCACTCGCTGCAACAACGTAGACATCAACATGCTCGCCAAGGACGTAATCCTTCGAATTCAGACTTTACTCCCGAAGATTGAAGTGTTCGATGCTAAGGGTCATGACATCAGCAATCCTGAGACCAAGCAGGAAGTATTCAACTACATCAGCTCCGATACCTTCCTCAATGATCCTCGCATGAAGGGAAAGAAGATTTCATTCCGTCTTTTCCAGAACGTCTACAAGCTTCGCTATGCAAATCTTCCGAACTGGAAGGAACTCGCATTTGGCGCTTGCTAAAATTTACTAAAGTTCAGATTTTTCTATATATAAAGAGCATCACTAAGATGCTCTTTTTCTATATTTTAAGCTACAATGACAGATAGAGAATTTGAACAAGTAATTATCAAAGCAATTTACGCTAATAAAAGCATCTCATCAAAGGTCATTCCGTTATTAAACGATACGTGGTTCTTCGATCCTGACCACAAGTATATCGCTCGCGCTATCATGAAGTACCGCGGGGATTACGGTGAATGCCCTAATGCGATAGAGATGAAAATGCTCTTAACAGATCCGCGTAGCGTCGCGGAATTCGAAAACTGTATGAATATCCCTGATGAACAGGTTAATACAGATTTCAGTATCAACGTTATCGAAGAATTCGTAAGACGTAGACTCGTAAAAGTCGTTACCGATAATGCACAGGAATATACAAGGACTGGATTAAAGAATACAAGCTTTGCTGATGACATGGCCTCAGCAGAGTCTTTTTCATTCGATACTAACTTGGGCATTGACTTCCTGGAGAATCCTGAATTCCTTTATGAAGGCATTGTTGCCAACGAAAAGATTTATCCAATGGGTGTTAAGACCATGGATGACATGATCGGCGGCGGTCTACATGAAGACTCTATGACGATCTTCCTCGCACCGACAAACGTTGGTAAGACTCTTTCGTTCTGTTCAGTAGCTGCGAGCCTGTTGTTGATGAACAAGCGCGTTCTTTATATAACCATGGAAGATGCTGAACTTAAAATCTTCCAGCGTATCGCCCAGAACTTAATGGATCTTACGCAGACAGAACTTAAGACAATGACGAAAGAAGCTTACATGAAGAGATTCAATCTCATGAAGCAACGTTGCACTAATGGTAAGTTGATGATTCGTCATTACCCTGAATTCTCCACGAATCCTATGATGATTAACGCATATATCAAGGAGCTCAAGGAGAAGTACAAGTTTGAACCTGAAGTTGTTATCGTTGACTATATCGGCTGTATGGTTCCCAACGGTAAACCCGGTAAGGACATGAACGATAACACGCGACTCATGCTTGTTGCCATGCAGATGCGTGCCATTGCAACTACGTATCATTTCCCGTTACTTACTGGTGCACAGGTAAACCGCGGTGGTTACGGTTCCGCAGAGATTGGGCTTGACGACGTTGCAAGCTCGTTTGACCAGGTAACTAAGGCTGATGCTATTTTCGCCATTACGCAGCCGCCAGAGCTTAAGCAGGGTGGAATGTACAAGGTTGCGTTGGTCAAGACACGTTATGGTATCAATGGTCCTACCGTAACAACTATCGGCGTTGACATCGAAAAGCAGAGACTACAGGATCTCAGTTACGGTGCACAGCAAGACGCCCAGCAGATCATACAGCCGACTGCAGACATACCTGATACGTCTGCAACAGATGAAGTTAACTATAACGATTTTACTTAATGGAGTTTTCATGGATGAAGATGTAGAATACAAAGCATGCGACGGTTCATTGGAATGCAATGACGGTACCGACGCATTTGAAACGAAGGAACAGCTATATAAATTCTTCAAGACTCAGGGAATCGATTTCGATGACATCGATGAAGAATCGCGTTTGCCAAAATTCCTTAATAAAGTTCTCAAGAACGAATCGGCCGAATATAATAAGTTCAACAACATATTATATAAGCTCCACAAGGAAAACAAGATCAAGATTATTGACAGCGTTGGTTTCCTCGTCGAAGACTGGCTTGAACCTACTCCGGCCATCAAGTGCCTGGACGAAATGAATTACTATTCTCTGATGAATGGTCTCAAGGAAAAATATAAACTTAATAGCAGAAACGATCTCAGCGAGTTCTTTAGCTAATGTACGACAAATTCCAAATTTATTCGCTTTATAAGCGACTTAAGAAAATCTGGGGCATGAAGAGGTTTAATACTTCCACTGTACGTGATCTACTCGAGACGAACACGGAAGACCTCCTCATTGCCGAATTCATATCGGACAATAACCATGTCCAATATATGTCTAATTACGCGATCAACCTGGCCAACGAATTCCGTTGTGGCGTTATGACCATACAGACTTGGGCCATGGAAGTTCTTGCAAAAGCCTTAATAGAAGGAAAATTTCCAGAATTAAAGGACTGTAATAGGGCATCGTGTCTACAAAAATTTGCTATATTTAACAATAGAAATGAAATTATAGAGCAGACTAACTTCATTAACAACCTTGTTAAAGAAAAGAATTCTGGTCTTAATGAATTTTCAGATAAACATTTTACACTGTTTGGATTAGATAACGAATATAAGAACAACGCATACTATCTGTGCCAAGAACATAAGATCAGTCCGGTGTTCTTTATCAAAGGCCTCGAGGCCAAGAAGTTCGAAGTCGACATCCAGAAAGTCAAGGACATTGAGTATAAGAGATTTATAACTGTGTCCAGGCTGATATTAAAATTTAAGAATGAGGTAAACAATGCCAATTAGAAAGAATCTTGATAGTCTCATCGCGTCATATCAGAAGAGCGATAACTTCGGTACAGGTGAAAAGCAGAGCTTTAACGAAATCGAAGGACTTTTCAAGCCTACATACAATAAGGAAGGTAAGTTCAAGATTACCCTCCGTTTCCTTCCGCCGGTCGAAGCTGAAGACGTGGCTTTCGTAGAAGAATCCCGCGATCACTGGCTCAAGCAAACCAATGGTAAGGCTTATTCTGTTCCGTGTCGCAAGCAGTTCAAGGATGCAGAAGGTAAGTCTCTCCGTTGCCCGATTTGCGAATACAACCAGAAGATGTACGAAAAGTACAAGAACGTCGACAAGGGTTATTCCAACCACAAGCTTGCTACAGCACGTCCTCAGTACATCTGTAACATCTTGATTGTCGAAAACGAAAATGCTCCTGAAACTCAGGGCCAGGTATTCCGCTTCAAGTACGGCAAGGCCATTAAGGACTTAATTGATAAGTGCGTCAATACTACTGATGCATTCGATAACGATACTGGTGAACCGATTCCGCCGATTAACCCGTATTCCTACTACGGACCGACCGATCCAGAAGTTATTTCTGGCGAAGCTCGTCCGGGTGCTAACTTTATCTGGGAAGCTGAACCGGGTTCTAACGGTCCTGACTACTCCAGCTCTTCTTTCACCAAGCCGATCCGTATCTGCCGTGTGGAACCAGCTGTCAATGCTCAGGGTATTCCGTTCAACAAGAAGGTTGGTTTGACTGCAGAAGAAATCAGCGTTATCGAATCCAAGCTTTATACTTTGGCTGGTCTCCCGCGTAAGGTTGAAAAGCTCCCGACATACCAGCAGATTGTTGAACGCGTCCAGAGCAAGTGCGGTATCGACCTCGCTTCTGAACTTGACGACATGGAAATCTCCAGTGCTGCTCCGGCCAAGTCTGCTCCGGCTTCCAAGGTCCAGACTGAAGATGACGAAATGTTCACTGGTACTGTTCTCGAATCCAAGCCTGCAACTCCGGCTCCGGCCAAGACTGTCGAGGCTGACGATACTGGCATGTTCAGTGCTCCGCTCACAGAGCCTGTCAAGACCACAGCTCCAGTTCAGACTTCTGCTCCGCTCGGTTCCAACGGTCCGTTCGAAGAAGCTGAAGATCAAGACGATTTCTTTACTAGACTCGCGAACGGTCAGTAAAGTTCAGATTACCTCTTAAGTTAGTTCGCTGTTTATATGGGGAGGGATAACATCGAAAGGTGTTATCCCTTTTTCAGATTATATTACAGTATGACTTGACAATCTTAATAAAAATTGCTATATTTAATACAGTATGAACTATAATAATTCCGAATTAAAAATTTTAAACTTTACACATTCTGACCTCGACGGTGTATCGGCCAATATCGTTCTTCGTAATTTCTATAAGGACATCGAAACCGAATATATCACATACCAGTCAGAAGAACGTGTTATCAGCAACGCGATCGCCAAGTACAAGGATAAGGTTGATTTGGTTATCTTTACGGATTTCTATCCTTCTCTTACGATGTCGCAGGTTCGCGAAGCTTTCCCTAACGTATTGGTCCTGGATCACCACGAGACTGCTCAGAAATACCACGACAACAAGACAGTTATAATTAATACTTCTGTCTGCGGCACGATGCTTACCTATAAGTTCGTCAAGTGCTTTAAAGATATTTCTTACCTCGAAGACCTCGTCAACATCACAAACGATTGGGATATGTTTATCCTGGCCGACAAGCGTTCCAGGTTCTTCAACAACATCTACTGGGAAATGGGCCCTAAGTGGTTTACCCGCAGATTCCTCAACGGCAATACCAAGCTCTACCCGGAAGAACAAAAATACTTAATTGATGCCCAGGTCGAATTCAAGAAGCTCTATGCTAACCTGGAAATATCTGACCTCTCGAATAACGGCGTATTCTTCGAGACAGATCGATTCATGAACGAATGTGTCGAGGAACTCAAGAAGGAAGGTTACAAATGGTTCGCCATTAAGAACAAGAACGCACTATCCATCCGTTGCGACGAGATTGATCTTACGAAGGTGTTCAAGATTATGAATGTCGGCGGCGGTCACGCCCATGCTGGTGGAATTCCGCTCAAGTATAATGACGACATCATGATTGTACTTAACAGATTACAGTTGGCTGTAGATGCGGTATATTCAAACGATTAAAAATCAGTTCGACAACAAGTGCAAGCCTATCGAATGGAACAAACAGGTCGCCGAGAATACAGTCAAGGCGATCATGAATCCTATGGTAGTCGAAGATAAGACTAAGATACCACAGTGGAAGTTCTGTTCGATGAAAGGCGAAAAGCGTTGTACGGAGAATATGGGTTCTACCGATATTCTCATGTTGGACTATGACTCTACGGAATATACCATACAGGAATTCGAGAATCGATTCAGGGACTACAGATACATTCTGCACACCAGCTATTCTTACGATGGTGTGAACCAAAAGTTTCGTGTACTCCTATTTCTTGACAAAGAATACGAGATTAATAAATTCTTCTTTAAGGGATCACAGAAACAGTGGAGTCCGTATTTCTTCTTAATTGATTTCTTCGACCATGTTGACCCGGCCAGCTTCGTCCGTGCACAGTTCTTCAAGTGTCCGGCGGTCAAATCCAAAGGCTCGCCGTATTATTATAAGATCAACAACGGAAAGAAGTTTAATCCTTTTGATGAAATAGAATTCTTCGAACAGGCGTACAACGAATGCGAATGGCGTCAACAGAACTACCTGAGAGAACTCGAAGCTTCCTATATGAAATCCCGTAAAGGAAATAAGAACGGCGATCTCACAAAGGCCAAAGAGTATGTGGCCAAAACAATCGAATCTGCACCAGAAGGAACAAGACATAACCAAATCTTCGCCCTTGCCTGCTGGTGGAAACATATCGGCGGAACCTATGCGGATTTCAAACAGATTATGCCGACATGGGCTGACTCGTCTTATAATCATCAGCTGGATCGCCTCGAAAGAGAATGGATAAATTTAAAATAGGTAATATATGGAACTCTTTAAAGAATTGTGGACTGCATTTAACGATATTCATTTCGAAGAAGTCGGTCATAAGTACACCGATTCATTCGGCACCAAGTATACCTCTGTCACCACGTTCATTCATAACTTCGAACCTGACAAGGATTGGGACCTGATCGCCGAGAAGGCGAGCAAGAAGCAAGGCGGAAAGTATTTCGGTAAGGACGTAAAGGACATCCGCGCCGAATGGGCTGCTGCTGGCGATTACGCTTGTACTCTGGGTACTGCAGTCCATAGCGTAGCTGAATACGAATGGCAGAATAAGGAATTCTATCCTGACAAGGCGCTCCTGGAACAGTATGAAGGCATGCCTGAAGACTTTGAATGGCGTAAGAAGAAGGCG